CAATAAAGAACAGATTAGTATAAAGAGAATAAAAAAAGTCACAGGAGTAAATTATGATCAAGTCGCCTCTTAACTACATTGGAGGGAAGTCAAAGCTTTTAACTCAAATCGTACCAAGATTCCCTACTCAAGTTGAGACATTTGTAGACCTCTTCGCAGGAGGGTGTACTGTTGGTTTAAATGTTCGCTCAAAGAGAACTCTCTTCAATGATAATCTAACTTACTTGGTAGACCTATATCGGAAGATACAAGATTCAAATGCTGAGGAGGTTTTTGAACACATAAATGGGAGGATCGACACTTTAGGTCTTTCTAAAACGAATGAGGCTGGATACCTCGCCTTGAGGTCTGAGTACAATGCAAACAAAAACCCGTTAGACTTGTTTGTTCTAGTGGCATACTCATTCAACCATCAAATTAGGTTCAACAACAATCATCAGTTCAACTTGCCTTTTGGTAAAAATAGAAGCCACTTCAATAAAACAATGGAGAGAAACCTCCGCTCGTTCTTAACGAGAATTAAAGAAATGGACTGCACATTTTCAAATGTCTCTTTTGAGGACTTTGATTTCTCGGATCTGACTAAGGAGGATCTTGTTTACTGCGACCCTCCTTACTTGATCACTACTGGAAGTTATAATGATGGGAAGCGTGGGTTTAAAGGATGGGGTCATGCAGAAGAGGAATGTCTACTAGACTTGCTCGACAGTCTAAATGAGAGAGAAGTACGCTTTGCTTTATCTAATGTTGTGGAACATAAGGGAGAAGAAAATAATCTCCTCAAAGATTGGGTTGGAGATAGGGGGTACAACCTTTACCCTCTTAACTTTGACTACAAAAACAGCTCATATCAAGGTTCTTCAAAAGGTGAGACTAAGGAAGTGCTTATCACTAACTACCCAACGAACTATTCTCTTTTGTTTTTTTGATGGTTACTTGACTTTTATAATGTCCCTCGCATCGTCAAGTAGACCATCAAAGAGATCAGCAATCTCGGATTGACCGACTTCAAGAATTGAGTCTTCTGCCCCGCTACCCTCTTCTTTAAGACGCTTTCCTAAGACAGCTTCAATCAAACCCATCTTAGCCTTTAGGGTTTTCATTACACGCTCATCAATGGTCTTAGGAGCACAGATATGATAACTGAATACCTTCTCGTGAATTGATCCAATACGAATCATACGACCAATGATCTGCAAGTAATCACCAGCACTCCAAGGGGTGTCATAAAAGACAACCGCTTTAGCGAGTTGGAGATTAATACCTTCAGCCGCCGCCATTGTAATGAGACAAACTTTAGTCTCATCTTTCTCATCTTGAAATGCCTTTTGACTAGCCATACGCTGATTACCATTCTCTGTACCAGTGATACGAACGGTTTTAATCTTCTTTGCTTCTAGTTCTGCCTCAAGAATATCTATCATGCCCCTAAATCGAGAGAAGATAATCACTTTTTCACCGTTAAGTTCATTATCTAAAACATCAAGTAGAGTCTCTAGTTTACCTGATTCCCCATCGCAGTCGATAAGTGCAGGGTGGTTTACAATTTGCTGACAAACTGTAACTGCTGTGAGTTTCGTGACTTCTCGCTCCATCACCTCGCCAGTTTCGGGGTCTGTGTATTCAAGTAGACCTTGTAGGGCTTCGGCATACTTATTCTTTTGAGGTTTACTCAAATCACAGTGGATGACTTTAGTTGTCAGTGGGGGTAACTCTTTAGCGACTTCATGTTTTGGTCTACCTAAAAAGTAAGGATCAATGTGTTCACGAAAGGCTTCTATATCACGCTTACGGTGTCCAACCACAATCTTAATACGCCTACGAGAACCAGGTATTGTTTGATCTCTAGTGATACAATACTCACGCATAAAGTTAGTTTTATTCCCAAAGATATGGGGGACAGTCACCTTATAAATAGCCCATGCTTCCATGAGTCTATTCTTAATGATGGTTGCAGATAAAGACCATACACGCTCTGCTGAACCTGCAAGGTGTAGACAGACTTGGTGAACTTGAGCACGATCATTTTTAAAAGCAGTCGCTTCATCGAAGACCATTACATGACCCGTCATGCTTTGAAGGTATTGAAAGTCATTTACTGCTGTTCTATATCCCATGACCATAGCTTTTGGTCCCACAAATTCTTTAAACTCGGCATGGATTTTCGCTCTTTTCTTTTTAGTCCCCAAGCATTTGAAGATCGTTACTCCTGTAGTGAACTTATCGAACTCGGATTCCCATTGACCAACAGCACTCTTAGTCGTGCAGATGATTGCTGGTATATCGGGTCGTTTTTCCCATAAATAAGCGAGTGTTGCGATTACTTGTAGGGTTTTCCCAAGTCCTGTATCATCACCTAGAACGAATCTAGGCATTGCCAAAAGGTGAAGCACACCTTGTATCTGATACTGTCTTAGCTTTATCTCCCCACCATTAGGCATATGTGTATTAAGCATCTTACAAGCAGGTGGGGTAAGATCTTCTTTGACTCTTATCTCTCTGAGCTTTTCAATCGTAGCGAGTAGTTTCTTATTGTCCATATGAGTACACCCCTCCTTTATGGGTGTGGAATGTACTTTATATGATTTCAGCTATCAAATAAGTACCTAAGCAATCTTGTATATTCTACATTGAACTCAACATTATGAAGCGTTAAAAACTCAACACGAATAGTACGAATCGGAATGTCGCCCGATGCAATCCATACTTTTGACCACACTTTACTAGACCAATAAATGTGGCAGTATTTACAAATCTTATAGAGTGTTTTGTAAGCCACCTTCTCTTCTTGGTAAGTGATGTCAGACACCTTCTTATCGTGGTGCATTAGGCCAGAAATCTTACCTAAGATACGAGCTTCGGTAGATATTTTGAACATATAGGTAGGGAACTTACCGTAGGTTAACATATGCCATACAAGTTGTTCTTCACGCTCTGTATTCGTGTTCACTTTAATGATCTTAGTGATGTGTTGGAGACCTTTACTCACGAGCTGATCTAATTTACCCATGATCCTAAGTGTTCTTCTTCTGATCTCTCGTTGCTCTTGTTTTGTCCATGTGGCTTTTTTATTCCGACTAGGGAAATAATCGTCCTTCTCTTTTTTACAGTGATCCGATCCTGGTTTCTTATATTTACAATAAATCGACCACGCCACAGCCCATGCCTTACCCTCATCTTTATCTTTTTGCTTCTCCATGATCTCTTCTACCTTATCATGAACATAAGCGGGTACATTCTTGTTTCTCTCTTTTTTATCGCCTTCTCGTTCAGCGTGACGCATGGGAGAGAAAGACGAATACCCACCATAAGATTTCTCATTTGATGTAAATGACATATACACAACCTCACATAGTCTTTAATAGTTCGTTTATAGTTCAAATATAAATGAATAACAAAACTTTCCCTTAGCTCTCATGTCAATCTAGGAGGACATTATGCCAGCAAATAATAAAGATATGAACCCACAAGCAGGTATCGCAGGTACTTCTGCCCTGTATAAGTTCAATTCATCCCCAAACACTCGTGCCGTTGTTTCTCAAAAGTGTCGTATTCTCACACCTGCTTATGGAAGCACTGATGGACTTCTATATCAGATCGGTGTGGTTGCTTCATTCTCAATCTCTGGGTCTTCAAGAGGTGCAGAGCCATATCGTGGGGTAGGTTTCGGAGATCAGATCGCTGAACTCGTACCTGGTGTTTCAGACCCTCACAGTGCTTCATTTACTCGTACACTTCTTTATCTCTCAAATGCTCACCAAGCATTTGGTTTTGCAGGTGGTGTTGATGGACCCGTTCGTACTTTACAACATCACAGATGGCCTTTCGACATTGAGCAACAGCTTGTGTTCTCAACTCTTGCTGACACCGAAGCACCTACGACATCGCCAAATGGCCTTGTTGATGTCGATTTCACATCGCAAAATGCGAGTAATGGTGAACTCAATCTTTTTCAAAATATTGCCGAGGCGGCTGGTGATGCAGGCACAGCACCTGGCAAAGCAGGGTCTAATAAGCACAAAGCACTCATCACTTATTGTGAGGGTTGTTGGATCACTTCGATGGATCATGGTGAGATGTCAGCCGATGGTGGTATCATTCAGCAGTCTATTGAAGCTCAGATCACAGATGTGCATGACCTATACTCTACCTATGGTGAGTTCATGGCTACTGGTAATGATCCAACACTTGGTCAGAACAGTTCACTCCTGTACAATGAGAAAGCGGCTACTGCTACGGGTCGTTCAACAAATGCGTCAGCCACAGGTGCTACACCTGCATAATCTTTAGCCTAACATGGTACTATGAGGGTAGCCGTACCCTCAACAAATAAACGGACAGGATGAAAATAAAATGACAATCAATTTATCACAACTCTTTGAGTTGATGTCTCCTCTTACTCAACTCTGTCAAAGAGAAAGAGAAGTAGACCTTAAAGGTATTAAGGTCTTCATCAAGCACCTCACTCCAAAAGAGGAGCTTGAGGTACAGAAAATGTTGCCCGAACTTGAGGGTTCATCTGCTGTTGAGTTTGCGGACACCTTTCGTAGAGAGACACTTGCTCGGTCTATCATTCAAGTAGGTGATCTCGATTTGCGTGGTTTAAAAGAAATCGAGACAGGCGACACATTACCAAATGGTAAAGCAGTTAAGGTTTCTAAAGAAGAAGCAGTTGTTCAAGTAATGGACAGTTGGTCTAAGTATGTACTATCTAAGTTATTCGAGCAGTATGGGCTTCTATCAGAGGAGCTAGAGCAAGGACTAGACGAGAGTTTAAAGATAAACATTGAGGACACAGAGGTAGAAAAAGAGCAGTTGAAAGCTCGTATTGAAAACCTTGAAGTTTCTCAAAAGTTAGAAAATCTTGAGAACGATGAAAAAGAAGTACCATGAAGCCATACACGACTACATTAAGACTGGTGGTCAAGGCTTAGTAGTCTCTGTTAAAAAGGGATATACACTTCGGTTTCGACTACCTATGCTCGAAGATGTACATCGTAGTGATGACTATGCTGAGTACGAGGTCGAAAAAAGCTCTTTCATCTTGGCTAGGACTTTGCAGTCTATTGGGGGGTTTGATGTCTCTCAAGATGTCTCGTTTGAGGTCTTAAAACACTTTCTATCTTGCCCTCGTTTTACTACGAGAGTCATAAGATATTACTGGTGTTGTGTGAAGGAGTCTCAGTCCTTTGCGAGTTCCTTTGAAGCGTTTTGCTATACACATCAGTCTCGTGTTTTGTGGGAAGAGTGGAAACAAGCATCTCGGTTCGGGATGACTTTTACAGCACAGAGCTTTCCCCTCACCGATTTACAAAAGAGTTGGATCGCCTATAACGAAGCAGAAGATAAGAAGGGTGATATAGAAGACGAATGGGGTCGGGCGTTCTTCATTGCTTCTTCAATGAACCCTAAAGGTGTTCAAAAAGCACAGAGGGATTGGGAAGGGCGAAAGAAGAAAGAATCGGAGTATCGAGATAGGTTAATCGAGGAGGCGAATAAAGGTGATTTAAATGATGAGAAGAAAGAAAAACTCAAAGCCGAGAAATCGGTAGAGGAGCTACAGGGCGAGTATTGGGATTGGATTGAGGGTAAAGAGGACAATCACGATAAAGCGGTGAAAGAATATAAATCCCAAGTGATGGAGCACATGGAGAAAAGAAAAGGATTTCTTAGTCGTCAAGCACAAGAAGCTCGTGAAATGGCGATGCAAGTTCACGAGATGAATAGTTTATCTATGAGTTCACCTATTAGAGCATACACAGATGAAGAGGTGGCTCAGATGACTCAAGGAAGAGAACGAAGCACGATTAACTTTGATGAAGGTCAAGAATACTCTGAACATCTTTCCAAGAGATACTTTAAGTCACAACAAGTCCCAGGTGGCAAGATGCCATCTTTGCAAGAGCAGATTGCGAACAGACCTTTACCGAAGTTAGAGAGGTAAGATCATGGCTAACACTACAGAGTTAACGGACATTTTTTCAACTGTTCTTAAAGAGATCAACGAGTCTGGTCAGTCTGACATATTAAAGGGGTCAATCGGGTCGATTAAAGACCTACAAGCTGTCCTTAAAGAACAAGACAAACTCATCGACAAGACTCTTAGGGCAGGCGATGAGAAATCTGCAATGCGTATCCTTAAAGCCGCAAAGCAAGCTCAACAGGCACAGGTGGAGGCGACTGATAATCTTAGAGAGGCAAAAGAAAAACTCCTCAAATTAGATCAAGAGGGTAATGCAAAGGGGAGGGATGCACAGCTCAAGGTCGTTGGGAAAATCAATCAAGAAATAAACAAGTTGGCTAGAGAAGCTAAACTGATGCAGAAGAATGCCACAGAGTTTAGTAAGGGGGCAGAGCATAGTCTCCTACAATACTCTAAAGTGCTAGAGAACCGAGAAGAGCGTATCAAAGAACTTGGTAAAACTGGTGCTATGATAGAAGAAAAGTTCTCTAACAGATTTGAAGCATCGGTTACTGCGTTCACATCGGGTGTTGGGGATCTTGCGAGCTTCGGAGATACTTTTGCAGGGGGTCTTAAATCATTAGGTGGGTTTTTATCTGAGAAAGCAGGTAAAGCCTCTGAGAAAGCTAGCCAAGGTAAGGGAGACATGGGCATGGCTAATATGCTCGGTGGACTGTCTAAGGTAATAAGTACGGTTGCTGTTATCGGTGGCTCAATCATGATGCTCGTAAAGCTCTTTCAGTTCGTAGAGGGTGCTGTTCTGGACGCAAATAAAAAGCTCTTATCACAAGCCTCTATAACTGATTTGGTTGCTGTTAATATGGGATCCACAGCAGAAAACTTGAAACTAATGAGAAAAGAGTTTCAAAACGCTGACTTTGCTAATGAGATGAATATGACACTAGATGATACACTTGAGTTAACAGGTGCTTTTAATCAGATAAATCTAGGCATTAAGCAATTTGGTGGTGGGGTAGTTGGGATCAAGAATATGAAGGCCGCCATGAAGGAAGCAAAAGGTCAGAGTTATGCTCTGGGTATTTCAATGGATGAAGCTTCTCAATACATGGCAAAGTTTTCATTTGACTTAGGGGTGGCCGCTAGTGATAGCAACTTTTTATCTTCTATGGCAGATGAGTTTGCTAATATCAGAGACATGGCACTACAATCGGGGTACAGCACATCTAACTTTTTCAAGAAGGTTGAGGAACTTGCGGGTAGCTTAGAGAATATGAACTATCGCTCCAAAGAAGCAGGTATTCTGTTTTTAAGGTTCTCTAAAGTATTAGGTAAAAGTGGCCTCGATAAAGCCCTACAGTCTTTATTTTCTGGGTTTCGAGGTGAGGACTACCTTGAGCAGTTGAAGCGTAATATGATCTCGAAATCATCAGAGTTGCGAAGGGCAACAGAGATTGAGGCTGTTAGATTTGCCAAAAACTTTGATGAAAAGTTTGGAGGGGAAAAAGCTATCGCCGCAATGAAAGAAGCAGGTTTAGACTTGACCGATGGTCAAGGTGGTAAACTAAACGAACAGCAGGTAGTAGCGAAAATAGGTGCTTTAAATGAACAACAAAGACAAGAAATTATGGGTGTTCTCGTAGACGATAAACGAGTCTCTGGAGAGATGCGAGATCAACTTTATAGTTTTATGAGACTAGCAAGAGGAGCGAATAAAAAATCTACAAAGACTGAAAAAATTGCCGCACAGGAAGAGTTTTCAGCAGGGGGTAATATGAGGACTAACTTTGCTCGGATGTCAGCATTTCTCGGAGATAAGGACATTAATAAAATGGGCATACAAGGTAAGGCTTCACTACTATCTTTACCTGGAGTCACAAAAGAACTGGTCGATCAATTCGCTCAGTTACAAACAAGTTTTAAGGGGCAATATAGACGCTTAAAAGGGATCGCTTCGGGGAAGATTGAGGTGCCTAGGTCAGCAACTACAAAAGATGCAAAAACAGGTGAAGAAAGACCAATGACTAAAAAGGAGTATATAGATTCCCTCAATGCAGGTGTGACCTTAAATGATGAGGGTAAGCTTATTATGACCGACACAAAGATGGCAGTAGGGAGTTTTACCGATTTCTTGCAGGCGAAGCAGGCTTCGCCAGACGACCCTGGCACTGAAGCAAATAGGGAGAAAACTACAAACGAGTTCCTTGCTGAAGGTCGTGAAGCTACACAGTCTGTTTTCGATGTCTTGAACAATAACATTCAAGGTATTTTAAGGGAAATATCGGGTGGCATTATGGATATGGTCACTTGGCTTACAGGCGGGAAAGAGAGTGATAAAACTAAGCAAGCAAAAACTGAGTTATTAGATCAGATGGGTGAAGAGATGAAAAAACTTCAGAGTGTCATTACAAAAGAAAATAAAAGTAAGGGTGCGAAGAAGAGGGAACTAGCAGTCTTAAATGCTCGTACAGACTTAACAAAAAAAGAAAAAGCAAGACAAACACAAATAACCACAGAGATACAACAACATGAAGCGAAGATCAAAGATACAAATAGACAAAAACAGTTAATGAAAAGTAGGCAGAGATATGTACAAAAAAACACTTTCTCGAAGACAACAGCCAAAGGTATAGAAGACGAGGTGACTCGAAGGCAGACTAAAGAAGGTATTCAGTCAGGGAGTGGTGGGGTTGAACTACCCGATGCTGTTAGGGAACAGATAAAAAAAGAAAAAAGATTTTTTGAAACGAAAATTGGGGCTAAATCGGTTGCAGATATAACAGGTGTAACCGACTTTGAGGGATTAAAACGATGGTTGAACAATACTCCTATAGAAACAATAACAGCTTCGGGAGTACCAGGAGTAATGAGTAAATTTAAAATGACTGCGATTAAAGTAGACAGCAAAGATAAAAGGAGAACTGCCTCTCTCAAAAGTGCTGTGACTCATCGAGTTATAGGATCTGGACAGACTGAGAATAGACAGTATGTAACTCCAGGCGAGGCGAGAGGGGGGGCAAAAGGTAAAATAGGTATTGCTACTGAAAACAGTAGCCCTGTTCAAGCTGGGCTAGGGGGCACAGACGCGGTTTTCTTAGAGATGGAGGGGAAGAATTTAGGTCGTGTTGGTGGAGACACAGCAGTAAGAAGCCATAAGAACAACAGAATAACTAGTCAACAAAACCAGACAGTAGCAGAAACTAGACATAATGAAGCAATTGATGCGACTAATACAACTTTAAACGCAATAAAAAAAGCTGTGGAAGCAACACCTGCTGAAAAGGATACTGAGGCTAAAAGAACAGCAACCGTTACCAAAGATATTCACGAGGAGACAACTAAAGAAGGTGTTTTAAAAGCGTTAAAAAGCCATGAAGAGAAACAGCGTGAGGAAAAACTAAAGCAAGTAGCTGAGGCTTTAGGTCTCAACCAAAAGGGTGGGATTGATAAACTCGCAAAGAGGATTGCAGGATATAATCCTAAAGCTGGATATAGTGATGCTCAAAAGAAAAAGCTTAAAACCGCGAGCTTAACAGGTAATAGGGTAGCAGATGCTTTAATACCGAAACAGGAAGACTTTTGGATTGATGGACGAGGCAATCTTTGGAGCATTGACCCTCAAGATTTCCCCTCCCCTTTAGGTGGTGGTGCAATGGCGATGACCAAACCAGGTGGGGCTGTCCAAGGCTATGTAGATCAAGCCATCTCTAAATATGGAGGTGGAGGTGGAGGTGGGAACTTTAACATCACAGTCAATGTAGATGGGTCTAAGAACCCTGTGGACACTGGTCGTCAAGTTGTGAACGAACTCAAAAAAGCACAAGATAAAATCATGGGAGGGACTAGATGATTAAATCACCCATACCACATAAAGACATAGCCGATTCCAATCTAGGTATTAGACCTTTTGTCTTTGATATAGTCGCTCCCGATGGGGTTACCTCTTTGTTGCCCGATGATGTGAAGATGACCTTACACGCAAACCCGAAGAACATCTCATTCTCATACGAGAAGAAGCATGAGATTTCTCCCACGCTGAGTGGTTGGGTTGAATACTATTGGGGAGATAACCCTACGACCATATCACTTGAAGCATCTAGTGGTGCTTTCATCAGACCCTATACTGGTCTAAGTGCAGTGACTGGCCCAGTAACAATCCCGCCTAACTCTCAAACATCAACCAATCTCACTGATTTCATGGGTCCTCCACCACTTAAAGAAACAACTATCGGAACAAGTATAGGTGGCACAAGACGAGAGACAATCACTTATGATAAGTACCTCGACCTACTCGCTCTCTTTCATAACAATGGGTCGATCTATGATCAGACAGGTAGGGTCATCGTACAAGGTAAGATCAAGATGATCTTTGACGGAGGGGTATGGTTCGGGTGGTTTCAGTCTTTTAGTGTGACAGATGACGCAAACACACCTTACAGTTTTAATGTGAGTTTGGCGATGCAAGTGGAGAGGGAGTATCATGGAGTAAGAACTCAAATGCCTTCAGAAAGGTTTTAGTCATGGCTAAAGCAACAGTAGACACAAAGCCCTTTGTAGACTTACCAACCACAGAAGAGTTTATTTTATTCCCCGAAGATAATCCAGGGGCGATCCCTTTAGAACATGGTCGTATGGAACATTTAAGATCCATGTCTCCTTTTGTATTGAGGCTAAACCCACCTTACATTGGTGAGTATATAAAAAACCCTAGTGGTCAGCCTTTTAGTGGTGTCAGTCAGTCTAGGGGCAGGATTTCTTCAATGCAGAATAAAGAGGTGGCGATGTTCAAGCCTAATCTCCCTACTTACGCATTAAGACCAATAGACGGGGCAAGGCCAGATGAGAACAATGAGTTAAGACAAGATGCTGGGTTTACAGACCGAGATCAGATCCGTTCAATCATGGCACAACACAGGCGTATGTTAGACTTGCCCCCTATTGTATTTGCTATCAACCCTAACTCTATTTCTTTTAACTATACAGATCGGCAGAGTTATGGAGATGTAACTCGCTATGGTTTTATCTTTCATCGTTGGGGAGAGGAACAAACCGAGATCACAATCAACTGTACGATAGGTGCATTTATAGCAGGTAGAGATAAAGTAGAAGTACCCGACTTTGACGGGAACATTCAAGGCATATCTGGCTTACAATATGTGAGTCGCAGAGATAGTTTAGCGTTCAGAAATCTAACATCCATCCTCGCTTTATATAGGAACAGTGCGACTATTGTAGATCTTCTTGGTAGGTCGAGAGCTTATCATGCAGTGGGTACACAATGTATTCACTATGATGGACAGACTTGGGAAGGTCGTCTTAAGAGCATGGAGTATTCTTTAAGCGAAGATCAACCACATGGTGGGATTGAGTTTAGTATGAGCTTTACGGTGTTTAAGCACACCCAAGAGGGCTTTGAATATAAGTCTCATTTATTGCCTATGAAGCCACCTTCAGCGAGTGCCGATCAAGTGGGTAGCATAGGTCAGATGGGTGATGATCTCAGTGATATAGGAAGCAGTGCTAGTTCGATTGGTCAAAGTACCCTTGACGCTTTATCTTCTATAGCAGGCGATGTTGATCTAGGTGGCTTTTAAGGAGTTAATATGAAAGTAAGTAATAGACCATACGCAGGAAACTGGTCAGAAGACTTTGTAAATAAGTACCGAAAGACTCGTTCATGGACTCCCGATGCCATCGTTACTTTTAATGGAGAGACAACGCTACCTGGTTGCCCAACTTGTAGGAACAAGATTGATTTCTCAAGATTCATCACTACAGTGAGTGCAAGTGGTGGGGTAGATGGATCTAACGGTTGTGATATATCTTTGAAGATCCCTTGGGCTTATGGAGACTCTGTATATAAAGACGGTAAGTTTATCCTCGTATCGGGGATTGAGGTTTTCGTTTATTATAGGGGATTCTTCCAAGTAAAAGAGCTTGCCTTAAAAGCTGACAATATAGACCTAGAGAATGGAGAAACATTATCAGCACCAGATACTGAGATTCGACCTTATTACCCTGTCTTTCATGGAGTCATATCGGGAGTTGATGTCTCACTAACGGACGGGGCGTATGATGTGTCTATATCCACGAGAAATATGCTCTCGTTTTGGGATAACCAACAGATCAATACACAGCAAGGATACTTTGCCGCTGATCCTACGATGTCTCGTGGTTCAGTTAATCTTAGAGGTCATGTATATACAGGGATGACCCCTCACCAAGTCATTTATGATTTGTTCTTAGATTCAGGAGGTAGTGCAGAGGGTACTGGTTTCGCTTTATCAAAGAAGTCGAACATTAAAGCGAGATCGGGTACAGGACCTCAGCTTTACTCATTGATGATTAGGTACTTAGAGCAACGATTCAAGAATGGTATGTATGGGCTTCGTATGTATGGTGCATCGGGTCGTATGTATTCAGCGATAGAGACACAGATCGTAGCGAATAAAACTGTGACTAAAGGTGAAAAGCAGGCTGAGTTTAGGGAAGTAATTAAACAACAACAGAAACCTTACTCAGGTATTAAAAGTAAAGCGATTTCTTTCTCTCGAATGGTTAAGGCTGGTTTGATAGCGTTTGAACATAACAACGCAACACAGGGTCGTGTTCAAAGGACGATGGATGCGAGGTTATTAGGTAAAGTAACAGAGAAAGATAAGACAGGGTTGAGTGTTTTCCAACTAAAACCTTTCGTACCCGACTTAGGTTCATTTGGTCAAATCTCTTTCTTTGAGTCAAACATGGAGAGTAAGAAAAGCATAGCGAATCGTGTATGTGAAGCAACTGGCTATGAGTTCTACCAAGACATGGATGGAGACTTAGTATTTAAACCCCCTATGTACAACATGGATACCTCTTCTGATCGAGTCTATAACATTTACAGAGAAGATATAATCGACATTAGTTTTACCCATGCTGAACCCGAAGCGACTTATGTTACTATGAAGGGATCTCACTTTAGGAACTTTAATGGAGTCGCCCCTACAGGAGAATGGGGTGTTAAGGGTGTCTATGTGGACTACGCTTTGGTCGCCAAATATGGTTGGAAGGGTCAAGATTTTGACTCATCTTTTTACAGTAATGGAAGGCAAGCATACTATGCGGCGGCTGTAGAATTAGACAAGCAAAATAAGACGACAGAGGGGTGTAGTGTGACCATTCCTCTAAGACCCGAAATGAAAGCAGGATATCCTGTCTACATTGAGGAGAACGATTGCTATTATTATGTGGAATCAATCAATCATTCATTCAGTTATGGTGGCTCATGCACGACATCGCTTACCTTAACTTGTCAGCGAAAAAAGTTTATTCCACCAGGAGATGCTTCAGTTAAGTATAGGGATGATCCTTCTCGTGCAGTAGATCTAGGTCGCACCGAGTTACCCGAAAGATATATTTACAAGAGGTATGATCGAACAGATGAGGGTAGCAGACAAATTAATGCTCAATCACAAGGCAGTGATGTTGCTTATAAAAAGATCACTGGATTTCCTAATGTGGTGATGGCTTTTGACCACCAGAACATTAGTCCAAGTATGTTGTTCTACACACCAGACTTCCATAACATAGGAGGTAAAAAACCAAAGGAGCGTGTGCGTTATAGGAACATGATTATCAATGAGGGTATGCGATTGGGTATTCTCAATGCAGAGCCTAATGTGGATCTTCGTAAAGGCCCTTGGTTTTTAATGGTCCCTTCAAGTGATGGGTCTGCACCAAGAAAAGTAGTGCTTCCTTTAGTGAAGGGTGAGATTGCAGGCACAGCAGAGTTAAAGACGATTACGGATAAATCTCGTAAGGACGCAGGGAATGCCGCATTGGCGATAGGGAAAGGGGGTCAATCCGCGAAGGTTGAAAAAGCAAGGAAAAAAGAAGCTAATAGATTGGAATCAGTACAGGGCGACATCCAGAAGGCAGTAGGTACAGCAGGTGTCTATGGTGAAGCAGGCACAAAGAAAAACCCCAACCCTACAGGGGAATCTAATACAGCTACGATCCTTGACCTTATTTACCTTATCCAATCACCACAGGGTCGTAATCCTAGCAACTCTCCCTTACAGAACTTGATGTCAGCTCTCTCGGATAAGAAATCGAGCTTTGTTCCGAAAGCACAGGGTTACTTTAGATACTATTCATCATCACACCCAAGTCCCGAACATCAAGGTCCAGAGTTGACTGAGTACAACATAGACACACAAAGAGAAGTTCCCGAACTTCGTTTCAATGACAATGTACCCGACACTGTTAAGGATAATGTAGTCAAGGCTAAACCCGATGGAGATGGGGATACCGTTGTCTTCGGCAATGATTCATCCACTCGTGGACAGATCGTTAGGGGTTTGATGACGAAAACAATGTATTCTAATGGTGTAGAGTATGTGCCGACTAAAGACATCACATCTTTGTCTTTTCAAGTTACTAGTCAATTCTCTGTAAGTAAGTCAAAAGGCCCTATACTTAAAATCTCACAGGTTTGGTTTCAAAGGAACTATAAACCAGGAACTGAGTATTGGGAGGGTTTGTATAGACATATTAAAGGTGCATTGCTTAAAGCAAAAAACTTCAATCAAAATACAAAGGCTGGTACTATCATTGAAAGATTCTTCAATGCATCAGCAGACCCTAAAATAGACAAACTGAAAGTACCTCTTCTTAGAATCGACTTTCCTGTAGCGAATTGGGATAGTGCAGAAGCAAGTGATTACTTTGCAAATGGTACAGAGATCTTTGCAGGAACAACGGAAACCTTAGCCTCTTCTAAAAAAAGTAAAAGTACAGGACTAGACATTAAGTTCCCTCCAACTGCTAAACGGAGTCGGGCGGGTAAAGTAGTCACAAATACAAACTCGTTGGCCAGCCACTTTGCTTCCGTCATCGTATATGCTCTTAGAAAGTTGACTAAAGAGAAAGTAAAGCTTGCGTACAATGAAGAGAAATGGAAACAACTAACTGCAAACCCCACAGAAGCAAATGTCAAAACGCAAGAAGAGTTAATAACTGCGGTGAGGGGTTTTGTATATAGAACGATTAAACCAAATACGATCCTCCCTACAGCAGATTTGGGTACGGTAGAACTCAGTGGGACTACATACACAACGAAAAAAGATACGACTCCTACCATCACACCAATCTTCCCTATTTCTGATGCTAAGGGGTATGAGGTATTTGGGGCGTATCAATATGGTCGTGGTTTAAGCCCCTCAAGAGGCACATTATTTGACGCTCTTTTAAGGCAAGATCCCTCACAGGTATTGACTCCGAAAGGGTTAGATGAAGCGATGGATAACTTAGATGAAGCCAGTAACCAAACAGATTTTAGAAAGAGATTGAAGCAACAGTATATACGCAGAGTAATGTCTCTATCAGCAGAAGATAGAGATCGTCTTAGGGTTGGGTTAGGGTTAGACGCAGAAAAACGAGATACAGATGATAACGCAATCACAGATGCGGAAGCGACTGTGTTAGCGAACAGGTTAATGACTCGTAGTGATGAACAGATCATTACGAACATCCCTTCAGCTCTTTCAGAGATTTACCCTAGTGAAGATGGGAATGTGGTTTGCGAATGTAGAATACACAGCACA